TATTCGTGAGGAGAGTAAAAAATATACTCGACTCGTGAACCTCAATAAAGGTAAATACAAGAAATCCCCAACTGAAGAATTGAAAATCCAAATTGCCGATTGGTTCGGTAAAATTGTTAATCCGACGGAAAAACTTACAGCCGAACTTAAAGAATTGGGTATCATTTCATGAAACGAAATACTGACATAGAAAGCATCTTGCGCCCTCTTGATTCTAACCCTTTTCAAGCTTATTTGTCAAATGTGGTGCAAGTTGCTGATGTGTTGGAATGGATCCTTGAACAAGTCGGCAAATCGGAGATTTGGCAAACGTCGTTTTCTATCTCCGAGGAATTTATTCGCCGATTGTACTTTATTGAAAAATCGGGAAATGTTAGCCGGTTTAACTTGGTATTGGACCATAAAGCCACAACCAAAACATTCAAATTGTGGTCGTTTATAACTCAAGTTATTCAACACACATACCTCGCTGACAATCACAGCAAAATTTTATTGGTAAAATCAGAAGCCGGTGATACGGTTTCGGTTGTTACCTCGCAAAACCTGACACGAGGAAATCGTGCTGAATCGGCGTTCGTTTCTACTGACTATGAAATATTTACCACTTTGCACAAGCAAGTAACAGATTTAATAACATATCATTCAGTCCCTCTACATGACTTATTCCACTCTACAACTTGAACAGATCGAAAAAATGGCAGCTCTGTATATGACAATTACAGATATTGCCACAATTCTCAATGTTTCTTCAGAACAACTGCGTTGGGATATCTCACAAAAAGATACCGATGTTTCCAAAGCTTACCACAAAGGGAAAGCATCGCTGAAGCTTGCTTTGAGAACGCAAGAAACGATGCTTGCTAAAGTTGGTTCACCTCTTGCTCTTGAAAATTGCCGTAAAAATTTACTAGATATGGAAGATGACGAATAGCTATGCCATTGCCTGCTACCATAAATGTTTGTCAAACGGATTTATTTACCTCCGAAAATGAATTGCGTGCGAAATACGATGAAATAACAGTTCAACGTGTTTTGCGTATTCGTGATTTATACAGCTATGTCATAGCTAATCCTGATACGAAAGACAGGCAATTTGTGGAAAGAGCTGTTTCAATGTTTAAGGTGTCTCAAAGCTGTGCTTATAATGACCTTGCTATTATTAAAGCTCTTTTGCCTATGCTGTCAAAGGCCAGTCGTGATTTTCACCGTTGGAGAGCAAACGAAATGTTGCTTGAGACGTATAGAATGGCAAAGGCTCGCAAGGATACAAAGACGATGGAACGTGCTGCATCAAGCTATGCGAAGTATAATCGCGTGGATTTGGAAGATGAACAACTTATACCATACGATGAAATTGTGGTACAACCATTTACAGCGACAGATGATCCTACACCATTGGGGATTAAGCCAATCCCTAATATTCAGGAACGCATTAAAAAAATGCTTGATAAGTATATTGCTGAATCTATTGACATTCAGGATGTGGAATTTGAAGAATGTGATTTGGAAGAAGATGACCTGTTTGGAGATTTAGACGATGGCGAAGAAAGGTAAAGAAGTGTATTTTAATACGCCTCAAAGATTAACACAGTTGATTGGGGCAAATACTACTGTTATCGTTGCCGGACGTCGTACAGGCAAAACAGATAGCATTGCAGCTCCTTTTGTGCTTCGCAATATGCAACGAATGGTCGGTTCTACAGGTGCAATCGTAGTGCCTACATTTAAGCATGGACTTACAAATACGCTTCCGGGCTTATTCGCTGCTTGGGAAAGGTGGGGCTTTCGTAAAGGCATTCACTATGTTGTAGGTCGTCGCCCACCTAAAAGCTTCGGTAAACCTATTACAGAGCCTGCCGATTGGGAGCATATCGTTTCGTTTTATAACGGCAGTATCGCTGTCATCGTGAGTCAAGATAGACCAGGTTCTTCTAACTCTCTAACATTGAGTTGGGTGCTGGTCGACGAAGCAAAGTTTATTGACTATCAGAAACTGAAAGATGAAACTTTGCCCGCGAATGGTGGTATCAAGTCTTATTTCGGTCGCCACTCTTACAACCATGCCATTATGATTTTGAGCGATATGCCTCAAACACAAAAAGGCTCTTGGTTCTTACACTATAAGGAGAAAATGGATGAAGAGCTCATCGAGACAATTAAAGGAACTGTTTATGAAATATGGAAAACAAAAGAAAGAATACGTCGGCTCCGAGCCGAGAATAAGCCTGTTCCCGGTTATCTCCGCTCTTATCTTCGCCGGCTCGATACTAACCTTAATAAAATGCGGAGTGTGGCTGTATATTATAAGGAATATAGCTCAATCGAAAATTTGCAACTGCTTGGTGAAAATTACATCAAGCAGATGAAGCGCGACCTTACTCCTAAAACATTCCAAACCTCTATCCTTTGTCAGAGGATCGGAATTACCAAAGATGGTTTTTACTCGTCAATGCGTGAAAAACATAAATATAATGACAGTGATTTTGATTATCTTGATAGTTTAGGCTATGACTTTGACAAATCACTTCTTGACAGCCGGGCAGATAAGGATGTTAATCCTCTTGCCCCAATCTGTATAGGCATGGATTACAATGCTAATATCAACTGGATAGTAGCCGGTCAAGCTAACGGACGAAGGTTGAACGTCGTTAAGAGCTTCTACACGAAATTTGAACGCAAAATCCCTGCATTGATAGATGATTTCTGCTCTTATTATACTAATCATCAAAATAAAACTATTGTCTTTTATTATGACGCAACGGCTCTTGGAAGCAACTATGCGGTGAATGATCAAGATTATCACTGGGTGGTTATGCACGAATTTCAACGCCATGGCTGGGAGGTGATAGATGTGTATCTCGGCAATCCTATGCGGCATGATGAAAAATACCTTTTGATAAATCAAGGTTTTGCCGGAAAGCAACGGCTTATGCCTTTTTTCAATCGTCAGAATAACGATGACCTTATTCTCGCTGTGCAGAGTGCCGGTGTTACTCGTGGACGCAACGGCTTCAGAAAGGATAAAGGGGGCGAAAAGCTTGAGGAATCGGAAGAAAACCTACTTGAGCATCGTACTGATGGTACTGATGCGTTTGATACACTCTATATCGGTTGTGAAAAATTTCCACAGTCGGCATTAAGCCGAATCTCTGTGGGCGGAATAATGTAAACTTTTCATTGGTAAAATAGATTTGGGTTTGTCCCGGCTTGTGAAAGTCGGGGCTTTTTTCAATATTTATTAAAAAAAATAATATGATAATATTAATTTTACTATCTTTGTCACAGAATTTACCAATCTGCCAAAATATTTTTTGTGATTAAAACGTTATTATTATACGAAAAAATCTATGTGGTATGAAAATTTTTAGGACAACTCTTAATTGGATTGAAGCAAAACCTCATGCGTTGTGTATGATGGGGGCTTGTCGTATATCGAGCTGTATCGGACAACTCGAATTTGAAGGTATCGCAGAGGGCAGAAAGAATATGCGTGAGGACGTTGAGCGCTTAGCAAAAGATTTTCGTAAATCAACAGAAGAAGTAAAAAACGAACTAAAAAACAAAAACAATGGCAAAAAAAATTGAGCAAAATAAAATTGATAAAAATCAAACTGGTTTGTCATTGGAACATAACGTAGCATATGATGATAGCTTATTGCCTCCAGCTGAAGAACTGCGACAGTTGAAAGCTATAGAAGAGACTGCTGTGTCTTGGATTATGAAGCGCACAGAGATTGAGCAAGATGCTAGAATTAAATTCAACTTCAAAAGGTTGGGTATGGCAAAAAAAGAGATAAATCTTTCAACTATTGTTACATTGGTAGGACTTTTATTGATATTTCTTGTCATTGCTGGTATTTTTTATTTTTCATATGATTTAATCGTGCGAGGACATTCACTTGAAGGTTCGATTTTTGGAAGTATAGATGTGGGAGCTTTGTTATTTTTGATTAACAAAATTCGACCCACTAAAAATAATCATTAAGATATATTTTTTGACATAGGCAATATTGTCTATGACTATTAATATTTTAGCCACAAATATGTGGCTATTTTTTTTAGGCAAAGGTATTGCACATTCAAAAAAGTCTTCCTACCTTTGTATCGCTTACCATTCAATACAGGCGAACGTATCGCC